AGCCGTTGCCACCGTGATAGTCACAAGGCAGAAGGCTGCGTCAGCAGGCGCTGCGTTGGCGGTGGTGTACGAGCCAGTCAGCCAGTTGCTGCCAGTGCCAAGGGTTGCGAAGGTGATCACGCCAGAGTCAATCGCGGTGCCGGTCGTGGTTGTCTGGTCTGCCTTGTAGAACTGCGCCTGCATACGGATGGTAGCAATCGCCGTGTTGGTCGCACCAAAGGTGTTGACCTCTGGCGAGTAGGCAAAGGCGCGGTTACGCGTGGAGGCGATTGGGATGAAGCGCGTTAACTTGGCGCTGAGGCTGTTTGCTGATGCAGCCGCGATACTCCAGCGCAAGGTATTAGATGAGCCTGACGATGCGTCATCAACAATCTTGCAGGTGATCGCGCCGCTGCTGCTCGTATCGGTGAATGTCCAGTATGGCAGTGGGTTCTCTGAAGTGATGACTGCATCACCGTCATCCGGCGGAATGGCGAAGTCGCCGTTAGCCACGCCAGCCTGAATCTCTCGGAGCGCGGCTGGACCAAAGAGCAGCGCGGTCTCGCCGTCGCTCGATGTGCTGACGAGCGGTGCGCCCTTGTCTGCGTTGACGCCACCCTCAAACGCGCCGAAGCCTTCTAGGTTTGTGCCGTACTTACCCACGATTACTCACCACCAATCAAGCCGCGAAGGCCGCTGAGATACTGCCTGCGGAAGTCCGCTTCAATCTCGTACTCAACTTGATATGAACCGCCACCTTGCGCGAATCGCATCGTGACGGTAGGAATGTAGAGCACGATGTTTGCCAAGTCTAGGCTGGGTGCATTCACCTTCACGTACATCCCTGGCAGCCACGCCTTGACGAGCGTATAGGTTGCAGCTGCGGTCAGCGCGTAGCCCTGCGTGTAGCCATACGACCAGTCAGGCGCGGAGGTCTGGCTGAGGTTGCCACCGGCAACCGTAAACGAGACGGTTCGGCGAGGCTGTGATCGAGTGGTCATCGTGCCGCGAGCGAGCAGGCTGATCGTCTTACCACGGTCAGACTTGTTGTTGACCTTTGGTGCGCTGAAGACTTCGTGAGGAATAGGACCATTGCGCGTTGCCTGCCCTGCACCTGTACGGCTTGTTCCGCTTCCCTGTGCCGATGCCGTACCCACGGCCGCACCTGAGGTAATCGTGCCGCTCGTGCCGGTGGTGTAGGTGAAGGAGTTAGTGGTCACGCCTGTGATCGTGAAGGTGCCGTTGAGCGCGGTGTATCCAGTTGGACCGCTGGTCAGTGCCACCGTGACGCTACGCCCAGAGGCGAAGCCGTGGGCAGGCGAAGTCGTGATCGTCGCTGTCGTGCCTGATCGAGCAGCGAGCGAGACGGTCGCCTTGAAGTAGGTGCCGTTGTAAGTGCGGAAGTATGGGTCGTTAGTCGGTGCGTTGCTAAATACGGTGTTGCTGTCGTAGCGCGCATACGCCGAGTCAGCCATTACAAAGATCCCCTTGACGATATTGGCGTGGTCAAGGTTGACGCTCAGGTCACGAGCGAAGAGACGCGTCGGTGTCGTTGTGCTACCAGTCTGGATGCTGGCAGGGTCGGTCACGATCTCAGCAGGAGCCGTGGCGTAGGTTGAAGCTACAGTCTTCGGTCCATAGTTGACGCGGCCGTCGTTATCAACCCAGATGCGGTACTGCACATCGGAGATACCGCCAGCAGCTTCTGCTACCTGATCGAGAGCGCTCTGGAGCGTGGTCGCCCTAAAGATCTGCTTGCCAATGTTCTGAGCTGTACCGGTGTAGATGGCTCGCGTGGTGCCGCTGATCACGGCGGTATTGAGCAGCTGCAAGGTGGAGGCGTCAGTCTGCTGCGCTGCAACTCGTGCCAGCAGCCCATCAATGATGTCGCGGTCGGTTGTTGCGGTGCTGTCCTCTGGCTCACCCTTGCCTAGCGTGAACGAGTCTACGAATGAGGTAGCCCTGATCCCTGTCTTACCGTTGCGGATGATGGTCTTACTTAGCCAGCCAGTCGCTCCAGTGACCTGCACCGTTGCTCGTGTGCCGATGCCGTTCTCTAGCAGCTGACCTCGGACGTTGCTGATGTAGCCAAGGAAGAGTGGCGTGGTTGCGCTGTACCGGCTATCAAAGAACTGGACGCGAGCATTGTCGTAGACATTGCCAGAGCGCCACCACGGCGATGTGCCGCTTGGCGTCTTTGGCTCGATGACGGTGAAGCTCATATCTCCAGGGGAACCGTCTGCTGAGAGTTTCAGGCTGAGTGAGCCGAGTTCGACATACGGCGTGGTCGTGGCCGTAGGCGCAGGGAGGTCGAGCAGGTTAGCGCCGCTGTCTACTCCAGCAATGATGAGGCTGAATGGGTTCGCCATTTACTGCCGTGTTGGCTCGGTGCCGATGCGACGAATTGAGTTCGCAACAACGGTATCAACCTTATCGGTGCCGATGTTCACGGTAGTGACAACTGTTGTGGGTGTATCACCATAAGGATTAGGAACTCGCAGGTCAGGAGCGTACTTGACGTCCATCGGATTGATAGTCGCACCTTCACCTGGAATCGGCTGACCAGTCAACCTCTTAAAGAGAATGATTCCTTCATTCATAAGTTTTAGCGCAAAGGTGAACTCGTCTACTTTTTTATTGATCTCACTAAAAGCACCAAGCATGTTTTCTGTACTACCAATCCTCCCAAAAAAACCCTCAAAGTCAATACCGAGTAAGTCTATTGTCCTCCCTAATTCGTCAAAGGCAGGTTTGACATGAGTATCAATCTCTATTGATACAGCCTTTCCAAAGTTCTCAAAGAATCCAATTGCTCCAGGTAAAACAGTTGTACTAAATACATCAAGAGCATCGCTTACGACAGGCAAAAGTAGGTATCCAAACTTTTCAAGTTGCTCATTAACGCTTACTTGTGCCGATAGGAATTTTCCTCCAGTGGTATTAGCAACTTCGTCAGCGATTCCACCATATTTCGCAGAAGCAGCTGAAAGGATATCCTGAATCGTTGCTGCCTCTTTAGTAAGTTTGGTTGTCTTAACCCTAATTTTGTTTCCAAGCTCATCGGTCTTATATTTATAAATTGTCTTCTTTACTGTTTTAGTTGTCTCAATACCAAGTGCCTTCAGACCCTTAGTTTGTCCCTGCGCGGCCTTACCAAGAATTTCCATTACCGAAGATAGATCACTGCCAGTAGCCGCAGCGATCTGTGCGGCAACGGCGTTAGCCTTGAGGATGGTTGCCTGGTCCTTAAAGAACCTCGAACCTACTTCAATACCAGCGCGCACCTGGTCATCGGTAATACCGTATGCCGCCATAGCAAGTGTCTGCTCATTAATCTTGGCGGCCAGATCATCGGTTAGGAATCCACGTACCTTCAGCGCGGCATTCAGTTTGGCATTCGACATCTCGTCTTCTGCTGCTGCCTTGACGGCATCAATGGCCAACCTGGCGAATCCTGCTGCTGATACTCCAACTGCAGCAAAGCCAACCTGCAAAGCCCTCAGGCTCTTGCTGACCTTGTTGATATTGCCGGAGGCGGCATCTCGTGCGCTGATCGTTGTGTTTACTGCGACATTAGCCATTATCTACCTCGCGTTCTTGATGCCCATAATGGTGCGTTTCATCAGTGCGCCGTCAACGGTTCCTGTGGTGACGATAGTTCCCTTAGGCCGAGTGCCCTTCTGGTTAGAGCCAAAGACTGACTCAAGGTAATCGGCATTCTTCCAGTAGCGACCCCAGGGCTCTCTCTGCCAGCGTGCCGCCGTCTTGTTCTTGTAGGAGGCCTCTAGACCAAGCACCTGATTGCGCTTCGCTGTATCGGTAAGCAGCAAGACAATGGTTGCAGCCATTGCGTCTTTGGCTACTTCAATCTTAGCGGCAACGGTCTTTACTACGAAGTTATCGCCACGAGTTCCAGGGTGCAGGAAGCCTGGAGTTGGTCCGAAGATCGAGTGACCTGCGCCGATTCGATCAAGCGCTCGGTTGACTGCCTGACCAGCTTGCTGACCACCTGTCAGTTTAGGGATACGGTGTTCTCGAGTTCCCTTAACCACTAGCCAGGCGTACCACGCACCTTTCTTACCACCGACAGGTCCAACGATTGCACCTGGTCGAGTGATGCGAGACTTACGCCCACGCACAGCCTTGGCTAGTTGCTTGGAGTCAGTAGGCGCAGCAGCCTTCACATAGGGTGCAAGGGCGCGAGCGGCATTGACCGTAGCAAACTGCTCTAGTTTGCGGATGCCCTTCCAGCCTAGAGTCTCTAGGAAGACCTTCTGAAGCGCCTCAGTCTGGCGACGGACGTCTCCTTGGATCTGAATCTCTAGACCATTGACTGCCACTTACTTACCTTTCGGCTGCATCTCTGAGTGGAGTTCCCACGCGGCAAGCACTTCTTCTACCGGTCGGCTCGCTACATCGTCTGGCCACATCCCATATTTCTCAGCCAAGATCGAGAAGATGATTTCTGGCGGTGGCACGATTGATTGACCGTGTGCCATCCGCCGAGCAGCGAGCCTTACTTGGGGTCCAGTTGATTCCCCTTCGCCCACTGTTCCATTAGCGCGGTTAGCGCTTCTACCGGTGCGTCAAGGATGTCATCGATCTCTTCGCCGTTAATGCCCTTGAAATCGTGCGATACGACCAGAGCGGCGAATGCTGGAAACACCCTTGAGGTTTCCGAAGACTGAAGGTCGAGCAGAATCCTTGCGGATACGCCTGCCCTGATCTCAGCCTTCCACCCTGCGAAGTCGCCATCAAGAACGATTGTGCGATTCTCTGCCATTTGCTCCTCCTACTAGCGCGCTAGGCGCTCTACTTTATGGCGCTGTTGCCAGTGGCGAATCGATCACGATCTCAAGCGACTTGCCTGAGGTCGCGTCATACGCCAGTCGGCAGGTGACTTCGTTCACCACAACGCCATCCTGATCTGCCGACAGAACGGAGATGTTCTCAATCTCCCACGAGCCGAGAATCCACACACCGTAGTTATCGGTTGTTGTGCCGTACAAGCGCAGGTACTTCTGGGCGGCGATGTCGGTGATTGGGAAGGTCGTGCCAGCAGCTGCGTTGCTTGCAACCGTGAAGGTCAGCGTTGCATCAAGCACGCCAGTCAGTGCTGCGGTGGCGGCCGTCAGGCTGCCGTCAAGAGCCGTGACCATCCCCACGCCAGTCATAATCGACAGGTTGAAGTTGTAGATCGTGGAATAGTCGGTCGCCCCTGTGCCGGTCTTGTCAGGGAAGTTGGTGTCAGTGCTGAGCTTCATCAAGCGTCCAGCCAAGAATGGGTTCGTAGGGATCGCCGTAGGGAAGGCAAGCGCTGAAGTCGCAGCTGTCGTAGCAGCGAAGGTTGCACCAGCCTGGAGCAGCCCTGTTGCGTCTGCAGACATCGTGATCTCGGTAGGAGCAGCATCTCGCACGAGATACTTCTGCACGCCGTCGGTGACCAAGAAGGAGTAGAAGACGAGCGTGTCGACATCGCCCTGTGTTGGCGACCAAGTCCAGGTATATGGTCCTGCGCCTGTGGTGCTCGCGCCAATAGCATCAAAGATTAGCGGAAGGGTACGCATCGAAGCAGGACCCTCAGCGATACTGAGGATTGGAGCCTTGCCGGTGATGACTGGCTGGTTCGCCTGAATGGCGGTGCGCTTGCCAACGGAGATGGTCTCGCCAAGATCAACGGTCACGCCAAGGTCGAGTGAGCCGATTGTCTCGCTGAAGAGGATCTCGCCAGTGGCGGTGCCGATTGCAGCTGCGGTTCCGAATGCGGCCTGCGACGCAGTAGCGATTCGCGTCAGAGCCTTTGCGCCGAAGGTTGCCATCTAAGTTCTCCTTGCTCTAGGCGGTGAACGCCACGGTGTCCAGCACCGTGACTTCCGCAGCTGCCTGAACCGTCAGGTAATCCTGATCGGCGTAAGTATCTGTGCCGAGTGTAGTACCAGTGACTGTCACCTGCGCCGCGTTTCCACTAATGGTCACCGCTCCATCGAACACCGTGCGTAGCCACGCTCGCCAAGTGTAGAGGTCACGGTACTTCTCATCCATCCGTGGGATAGGCAGTAGGTAGATGACGATGTTGACCGTCAGGACCGTGGTGCGGTTGCCGTTGCCGATGCTGATCTGGTCGCCACCTGGGAAGAGGACCGCGCACGGTGTGATTGGCAGAGACTCAGGCGGAGTGGCGTAGCACTTGCGGAGCGTGTACCCAGCAGGGTCTGTCGCAGCCTCTACTCGCGTGGCGATTGCGTCAAGGATCGTTAGGTCGGTCATACCGCCAATCCACCGCGATTGCGGTACGGCTCAAGGATCAGCGCGGCCTCTGGGTGCAGGGCGCGGCTCATTCGCAGGATGCCGCCAAGGTCAGCAGATCCGATCACGCCGAACGGAGCGGTGCGGCTGTTCCACACAGCGCCTGCCTGGATGATCGCCGCCTGCGTGACAGCAGCTGGGAGAGCAGGGAAGCCGAACACGCCGAGCACCTTCACGCCAAGGAAGATGCCCTTAGGGAAGTTCTTGGTAAAGGCGTTGCTGCGGCTAATGCCGGTGTACGGCAAGCCGTCAAGCGCGTAGTTCTTAGGCGTGAGCTGGAAGTCGGTGCCAGCAGTCCAGGTCGTGGAGTAGGTGCCGTTCTCAAGATCGTCGGTGGTCAGCGTCGTGACGCTCACGAGATCATCGGTCAGCACATAGTCATAGGCTTCAGCGGTGTAGTAGCGCGTCTCGGTCGCGGTGCCGAATCCTGTCTTTCGGTCGCAGTAGAGATCGATCAGCGTGTCGGTTGCGTCCAGCACATTCTGAAGCGCAGCGTCATCGGTCGAGTCGGTAATGCCAACCGCAGCCTTGAACTGCGCCAGTGTTGCGTAAGACATTTATGCGCCTCCTGTCTGGATGGTTGACAAGTCTACAGAGCCGGTCTTTACCACGGCGTACATCTTGATTCCCTCTGGTAGCCAAAGCGTGACGGTGCTGTTCTGATGAATCTCAAAGCCATTGACGTCGTCCACGCTCGCGCCACCAACATAGACCTTAGTTGCTGATTCGCAATGGACGGTAATCCACGAAGCGCCGATCAATCCAGTCGCAATGAGGACAGGGGTCGTTCCAACTGCTGTGGTCTTGGAGATCATCTGTGCGGCCATTAGGCTTCAGGCTCCACGATTTCCGCCACGTCAGCAGCCTCAACAGGCACGGTGGCTGTCTTGATACCCTTCTCTACTTTTGCACGCTCTACGTGGCGCGTTGGTGCCTCTACGTCGACATCTGCAACAGCCTCAGCCAAACCAAAGCCGATCAGGCTCTCCGCCTCTGCCTTTGGCAGATCAACGATAGCGCCAGCTGGATGTTCATTGCGTCGCTTTGCAAGTCGGACGAGCATTGTGTTTCTCCTTACTTGCGGTTTAGGGGAGCCGCCGAAGCGGCTCCCCTTCCCCACTAACTAGCCGTTGCTAGTTGATTACGCGTTCTTGAGGAACTTGACAGCCGAAGACTGTGCAAGGCCAGTCGCGCCACGGACCTGAACCTTGTACGAAACAAGGCCGAGG